TGGATATTGCTTTTGCAGGATTCAGACCTTTAGGACAGGTCTTAGTACAGTTCATAATAGTATGACATCTATATAATTTAAATGCATCATTAAGTTGATTTAGTCTTTCTTTCTTATTCTTATCTCTACTATCAACTATAAATCTATATGCTTGTAATAGTATAGCAGGACCTAAGAACTTATCACTATTCCACCAATAGCTTGGACATGAAGTACTACAGCATGCACATAGTATACATTCATACAATCCATCTAATTTCTTTCTATCCTCTTGTGTTTGTAATCTTTCTTTCTTAGGTTTACTATCATTGACAAGATAAGGTTTAATACTTTTATATTGATCAAAGAAAGGTTTAAGATCTACAATAAGATCTTTTATAACTTGCATATGAGGTAATGGATATACATTATATTCTTTTTGTTCTATAGGAGTTAAACATGCTAATGTATTAGTACCATTTATATTCATAGAACAACTACCACATATTCCTTCTCTACAACTTCTTCTATATGTTAGAGTTGGATCAACATTATTTTTTATATACATTATAGCATCCAATAACATTGGACCTATTTTATTCTTATCTATATTATAAGTATCTATTCTAGGATTGGATCCATCTTCTCGATTCCAACGATAGATTTGTAATGAAAGATTGTTAGGTTTACCAAAAGTTTTTCCCTTAACAATCTTTGAATTTTTAGGTAAGTTGAATTGAACCACCGATTATTTATAAAAGAATAACCCATTACGTTTAATGAATGGTTTACCCATAGTGCTTGCTTCTTTCATCTGAGTAGTATAATCTTCACTATACTTAAAGCCATGATTACCAAATAAATCAATCCAATAATCAGAAGCCTTACAATTAACATGATGATGTCCAGCTTGACCTGGTTGTGCATGAGTACATATAATATATGTTCCAGATTCAAAAGCAGGCATATAGTTTTCTATATACTTTTCCTCAACATGCTCTAAGAATTCTACACTCCATATAAGATCATAATCTGTCTTAGGTTCATATTTTGTTTTTGAAAAATCTATTTCTTCTTGAAGGGTACCATTAAAGACTGATACATCACCCTCTAAACCTATTGACTGAAGTCCTTTACTTCTTGCCAATTTAACTTGACAACCATAACCACATCCAATATCTAACATACTTGTAGCATTAAATGTTTTAATTGCCCAATCAAGACAACCTTCGTCATCCCAACATCTTCCATTCTGTCCACCTAAGTGGGCTGGTACTTCAGTCATTAAGTTCCTCCATTATTTTTTTACGTTCATCATCTGTATAATACCTCCATTTAGAGATCTGATCAACAGTTCTTTTACATATTATACAGTGTGAATTATCTTCATTTAACTTGCAAACTTTCTTGCAAGGTGATAAAGTCATAGTCCTAGATCACTAGGCTTAAAACTAAACTCTGGCTTACTTATCTTCTCACATAAATTTTCTTGAAGTCTTTCAATATAGTATGAACCTTCTTCTAGTTCTTTCTTCCTCTTAGGATCTTGCTCACTTTCAAACTCTTCAGCAATACAATCCTTAGCATCTCTCAAGTATTGTTTAACTTGAGCAACAAAATGTATATTAGTAGCCTTAGCTAATTTCTTATGATCAAATTTTATCATAGTTCAGTCTCCCATTCATTATCTGGATTAATTATATTATCTTTTTCTTTAGAAGTCAACGGAACACATTTAGCTGTAGCTTCCATAGTTGCTCCCATCATGTTCATCTTAACAGGGTTAAAACTTTTGAGTTGTTCTTGACAAGTAATCTCATCAGTAACTGTCTCAACTTGAACAGGTAATCTTTCACCACCAAAAGTTTGTATGATAATAGTTACTATAAAAATTGATTCTTTAACCATTATCTTCCCTTATATAATCGTATGTAATATCCTTACCACTACTGTTAACTAATCTTACATAATCACCAAAATAAAAAAGAAAAGTTTGAACTAGTATATCATACTCACCAGTATCCATCATTTCTTTTACTATCTTGGATCCATTCTCACCATGGTCTCTAGCCATATGTTTAGCAGTAGCCATTAAGTTCATAGCATTACCAGCTGGTCCATCCATGTTTATTTTTCTAATATAATTACTCATTCTCACTCCTTATTAAATTATATATTATAGTCCCACATTATCAAAAAAAGGTCAACAGCTATTTTAACTTATTAACTTCTTTTTCTATCATTTCAGCATAATGTATTAACCAACTTTTAGATTGATCACTAACATTATAAGATGATTTATTTGAGCACTTGTTTTTCATATACTGAATAATAGTTTCAATATTTTCAATAGCAAGTTCTTTATTAGTTTTGACTTCCTTTAAGTCATCTAATGGTAATGTAATTCCAACTTTCTCTAAACTCATTACTTGACCTCCTTGATAGAAGGTCTTTTACCTAATCTTTTCTCGATATCTTCAAGATCAAAAACTGAGAATGGAATAGGTTTCAATTCAACCTTACCTGTTTCATCATTCTTCTCTTTGCTATATCTATAAAGAGTAGCAGCTTTAGTAAGGCCTTTCATAGTCTTACCAGAAACACCTTCAAGGTATCTTATAGCTTGTTTAAAAGTAACGAAATAGCAAGATTCGTCAAAACCTGCAGAACCTAGGATATCCCAGTTCTTACCAGTGTATTCTTGTTTTGTAATATAATTTATCATAATCACTCCTTGTTATAAATTAATATCTCTCTATTATCTCATAATACTATAAAAGTGTTCTGAGGTCAACAGGCAAAACAAAAAAAAGTTGATTTATTTTTTACATAAATATAAATGAGAGAGGTATAAATGGTAGATCCAATTACAGCATTTGGTGTTGCAACTACAGCATTCAATGCAATCAAGAAAGGCTTCGAAGTCGGAAGAGACGTAGAATCTATGTATGGAGACATTGGAAGATGGATGTCAGCTACTGAAACAGTAAACAAAGAAGCAAAAAAAGCAAAAGGAATGAGTGTTGAAGAAGAAGCACTAGAAGTATTTGCACAGAAGAAAAAGATCCAAGCTATGGAGCATGAATTAAGAACATTCGTAAATATGCATCATGGACCTGATGCTTGGAATGAAGTTATTAGAATACAAGCTGAGATAAGAAAGAAAAGAAGAGAAGCTATCGCAGCTGCTAAAAAGAAAAGAGAAGAAATAATATTGTACTCTTTAATAGGAGTAGGAGCTCTTTGCTCATTATGGGTTGTATTTTATGTTGTTTGGAAAGCTATGGGTAATTAAACATGGCTGGAAGAAGAGGTAAGGTAGCAATAAAAGAAAAAGTTATTAATCGTAAAAGAATGTATGAAGGTAAGGAAGTAAAACCTGTTATGTATGTAAATAATAAAGCCAAGAAAATGATGACTGGTGCTGTTGATGGTGAAATAGTTTATGGTAGAAATGGTAAACCATTACCTTTAAGATCTATAGGAGCAGTGATATGATACCTAATAAAAAAGCAACAGCAGAGGAAAAGAGAGTTAAACAACAACTTGATTGGACTCAAAAGCTAATGAGAAGTCATTGGTTTTGGATATACTTATTTGTTGTAATATTATTTGGAGTAGTAACATTTATAGATTTTATATCATCACTTTAATCGTTGTCTTTATTGCAGAAATATGTTACGCTGCAAATGGTAGGACTTATATTGGAAAAAAAGGTAAGGATCCAAAAGATCAAATAGCCATCTTTAGATTAATAGGACAATCTATAGTTACAGAAGCTGGTGAACAAGTTATTAAATGTAAATATAGGTATGATATGGTAAATAAGGTTATAACAACTAGTTATAGATATCCATGTCCGGCACAAATATACGATAAGGTAAACAGATGAAAGACCCAGAAGATTTCGCAAAAAAACTAGTATACATTTTACTAATAATATTTGGTTGTACAGTATTGTTAGCATCACAAGTATATTCTAAAACTACATCATGGGATGAGTGGTTAAGAGAAAGTGTTTTTGGTGATGAATATTTAATGTATGATAATAGTATTGATATTCAAGCACCATATAGAGCTATGGATCCAGCAGGTGTAGAATTATCACTGAGAGATAATGGTGTAGGTATTCCATATTATACAAAAATGACTTTACTAATAGATGAGAACCCAACACCTTGTTGTGCTGAGTTTGAATTCTATAATATACCACCACATATAATTACCAATGTAAGAGTCAATACTTACACACATTTAACATTAGTATCAGAAGACTCTGTTGGTAATAAAAGATACAACAAACAATTTATTAAGGCTGCTGGAGGTTGTTCAGCACCACCAACTAATACTACAGATAAACCTTTTGGAACTATTAACTTATTACAATCCAATGGTTGGACTAAGATTAAGATATGGCATCCTAATTATTCAGGAATGCAATTTAATCAATTAACGAGGTCAGAAATACCAGCTGAATATATTGAAGATGTAAAGATGTGGGTTGATAGTGTTTTGGTTTGGGAATATAGAGGAACTATTGGAATAGCTCAAGATGTATTTTTCCTGATGCCAATAAATACTCATAACAGACACGTATATGTAGAAGCTGTCGATAATTTAGGAAACATGTTTAAGTATGATAGTTACGGTAACTAATAGTGCAAAAGAATATTTGTATTCAATTGCTAAAAAGAATAACAAAGATATAATCTCGTTTGGAGTTAATGGAGGTGGCTGTGCAGGATTCAGTTATAAGTGGGAGTATCTTGATAACTACGATAATTCTCATTCTGTATACCCAATTAAAGATAATGTTATACTTGTTATAGACAAGGTGGCTGAGATGTATATTATGGGTAGTGAGATAGATTATGTTCAAGAACTAATGGGTAGCTTTCTTAAAATTAATAATCCATTAACAAAGTCATCATGTGGTTGTGGTGAATCTTTTAGTGTATAAGTTTGAAGAATACTACTAATCACTCATTATTATAAAATAAAATCAAAAAATATGTGTTTCTTAACTTGTTGTTAATCGTAGGTTCAGATAACTTGTGGTATGATATTCTAAATAATAACATTGAATGACCGCGGTCATAATGGCAACCGGATTCAATGTTAAAGTTAATATTAACATTAATAAGGAGCATATCATGGCTTGGAATAAACCAACAATTACAGAAATTTCTGTAGGTCTAGAAATTAATTCTTACGCTTGCGCAGAGAAGTAGTTTCTTTTTGTCATGGGCTAAGTCTATCAAAGAAACTAGCCCATTGACTTTCTTTCACAAATAAGGTACAATGCATTATGCACACAATCGTACCAATCTATAATCAACAAGGTAATAAAACAAATCAGATAGTTATCAAAGACGATTTAACTTATGTTAGAGGTCGTGTATGGAAAGGTACTAAACATTATTATAAAGGTACCGGAATACCATATAAGTTTCATCACCAAATAAATGTTGAAAGTTATATTGACTATGAAGATGTTATAGAGACAGATATATTTTACTTGGGTTACAGAGTAACTAAAAAGGTATGGAAAAATAAGACAGGAATATTTCAATCAAGATATCAACCATTCTTTCCTGATTATATTGGTGGCTGCAGTGTCAAAGAAAAAACTATAGTTGACAACTCAAGAGTATTTAAAAGATCTTCAGTAGATATAATAGATGTAGTTAATTATGATCCATTTAATAAACAATATTATTTTAAGATGGATTATAAATGTAACAGAAAAGAATATATTGAAGATAATGGTGATCCCAAAAAGTTAACAGAATTATTAGAATATATGTTAGATAGCGAATGGAACTTCTTATGGGATAAGGCAGCAATTAGTGATGTTACTCCTGATGGATTGATAAGTGATACAGCAGATCTATTTGAATCAGATGAATTAAAACATCAGTTTGGAACTGTATACTCATTACTGTTTAGCTTATATAATAGTGATAGAAACAAATATGCTGAGTTTCTAAAGCTGAATAACTTAACACATGAAGATACAACAGACTTTATATATAACTCTGTCGAATTATTAGATAGAAACAATATAGACACTATACCTTTAATTAAATATAATGATAGACTTAAAGATTATAAACATATTATATTAGAACATCTGTTACAAGGAAGAAACTGTGCTTATTGTTCTTGTATGTTATTTGTACATGAAGGTGATATGGTTAGAGATGATTATATAAAGAGAATAACTGAAGAACTTAAAGTTATATAAATAATATTATGGCATATAGTAAAGAATTATTAGACCATTATGAAAGTCCAAGGAATGTAGGTTCTATGGATAAAAAGGATCCAACTGTAGGTACAGGATTAGTTGGTGCTCCTGCTTGTGGTGATGTAATGAAACTACAAATAAAGGTAGATGATAAAACTAAGAAAATTACTGATGCCAAGTTCAAGACCTTTGGCTGCGGTTCCGCAATAGCTTCAAGTTCGTTAGTAACCGAATGGGTAAAAGGTAAAACAACTGAAGAAGCCAAAGAAATAAAAAACACATCAATAGCTAACGAGTTAGCCTTACCGCCAGTTAAAATACATTGTTCAGTATTAGCTGAAGATGCCATAAAAGCTGCAATTAAGGACTATGAAGTAAAATGCAATTGCAATGAAGAATAAACATAAATATATTCGCGTTTTCTGAAAACATAAAAGTTAGTTGACTTATTTAAACTATTCCATTATAATTTATATTTAACGTCTAAAAAGGAGGTTTTATGAGATTACCAAACTTTAGAAAACCAACGTGGTTTTTGATATTAGGATTTTTATATGTTATAATATCAATTGCAACTTTGGATACACCAAAAGAGGTAAAAGAGAAATTAGACGAAGGACCACCTAGAATGTTATCAGCTTATGATCAAGCTAATCAACCAGGTGTTCCATTGGAAACACGTCTTAGAGTAATGAATGAATTTTACTCTGGAGATACAACAGCTAAAAAAGATGTAGAAAGTATTATCTGTTTAGCTAAGAATGCTTACTTTGAAGCTAGGAATCAATCACTCCTAGCTCAAATAGCAGTAAGCCAAGTCGTTATGAATAGAGTAGAACATAAGGACTTTCCTAATACAGTTTGTGGTGTTGTGTATGAGGCACAGCTTAGTAAATGGTATAAGGAGAAACTTAACAAAGAAGTACCACTTAAAGACAGATGTCAGTTTAGTTGGTATTGTGATGGTAAAGCTGATATTATAAGAGATCAAAGTGCTTATGAATTAGCATTAGCTGTTGCCCATCAAGTTTTATCAGGGTATGATATGATTGATGTAACCAACGGTGCTTTATGGTATCATGCAACTTATGTTAAGCCTTATTGGGCAAAAGAAAAGTTGTATACAGTGAAACATGAAGACCATATTTTTTATACTGAAAGGAAATAAATTTGAAGGCTGGAAAAGTATGGGGAGAGACTGAATCTCTACTGCAGAATCCTGTGGTAGAGTTTCACAGAATTAAGGTTAACAAAGGTGGTGAATGTAGTACACATAAACATTCTCACAAGTGGAATGGATTCTTTGTTGAAGAAGGTGAATTAGAAATCCATGTATTTAAAAATGATTATGAATTAATTGATAAAACAGTATTAGGTTCAGGAGACTTTATGTCTGTTAAACCTGGAGAGTATCATTTATTTAAAGCAAATAAAGACACAATTGCATTTGAGATTTATTGGCCCGAGCTTATATCTGAAGATATTCAAAGAAAAAGCGTAGGGAAAATGAACAAATGATAAATGTATTAACTACTTCTAAGTTTAGTAAAATAATTATAGAAATAGTAGAAACAAAAGAGATAACATATTTGGATGCAATAATGGATTATTGTCAAAAGAATAATTTAGAAGTTGAATCTGCAGCTAAGTTAGTTAATCAAAAGATTAAGGCTCAGTTAAAAGTAGAGGCAACAGAATTAAGACTTATTAAACCCAATGAATAATATATACGAAGGGTTTAATGCATATAAGACTTACCTAGCGGTAAAGAATCATTTCACTACAAGTTATGATTACTTTAAGTATAATGGTAAAGTTAGTGCTAAAACAGATAGTTTTTTAAAGAGAAGAGATAAGTTTTTCTTTACCAAACTTGAAAGAAAATATTCACCTGAACAGATAAAGGAACTATTTGTTTCTAATTTTGCAGATGGTGAAGACTTCTGGGTTGGAAATGTACTTACAATGAAAGCTGAAGAAGTATATAATAATTGGAAGAAAAGACAAGACAGTATGAGTTATATTTTTGAACAAGATCTTATCTTTTTAAAAGATTATTATGACGAAAGGAAATTGAATTTTCAAAGTCTTTTTGTTATGGAGAATGGACATCCCATCTTATTACAATGTGTTTTACGAAACGATATCTATGTTGAATCAATGGTCATAATAGATACCGTTTTAAATTATACAAAGAAATGGAACAAAGTATTAACGGATCCTGTTTGGATAGAGTTTAAGAAACGAATGGATAAGTATCGTCCTTTTGTTAACTTTGATCCTAAAAAAGGTAAAGAAATATTAAGAAAAGTATTTTTATAAAAAAGAATTATGAAGTTTTTATGACCATTTGATTTTATGATATAAATTACAGTATGAAATATATAATACCAATTCTAGTTTTATTAGCATTCCCATTACAATCTAAAGATACGTAT